TACATAATAATCGTTCAATATTCATTGGTGTAAAACCAATATCAGCATCAATAAATAATAGATGTGTAGCCACAAAATCTGTTTGATCCATCATCATAGAAACAATTGTGTTTCGAGCACGAGTAATTAAACTTTCATTACCCATGGTTTGTATTCTTAGATTTACATTATTAGCTAAACTCCAAGATTGTAATTCTAACAATCCATGCATTGTAGATTCAGATAACATACCTCCATACATAGGCATCCCTAAAAATAATTTAAAATTTTTATCTTTGATTTGTTCTGGTTTTATCATTTGTTCTCCTGTACTGCGTTTATATTTTCTTCGTTAGTAAAATTAAAAGCAACCGTAACTCTATCTGTTTCACAATCCTCTACAGCATGATAAAGCCACGAAGGAAATAATAGTAAAGTTCCTTTTTGTTCATTAATTCTTTGATTAATTTGTTGTTCGAAATTCTTGGTTAATCCTTGCACATCTTCTGTTTTTGCAAATATCAAATTACCCTTACCAGGTTTAACTATTAAAACAGCAGAATAATCTGCTACTGAATGAAAGTGCAAATGAGCTTTATCATTTTTTTGATAAAAGTTAATCCATGCTTCATGAGCGTACCAATTATTATACTTCCATTGTTTTGTTTTTCCTATTTCTGGTAAAACATTTTTACTTATGAAGTCAGATAATTCTCTAATAACTTGATACCTTTTAAGTCCGTTCCAACCGGTTGTTTTTGCATCAACATATCTTAATCCTTTTTCCCATTCGTTTTTATCATGTTCTATGTTGTGTAAAATATTATCACAAATACTGTCGTCTATTTTTGTGCTATATACTTCTGTAGGAAACCAATTAGTTTTTTCTATTTTAAAATCAGTCATTAATTAACGTATCAATATTTTTAAATAAATTTTCACCATCAAAAAACATCGAATCTGGTATTTCGGATTGTAAATTAATATTGTGTTCGTATCCATATTTTTTATAATTAGTTGTTCCCCATAAAACTAAACCTTTTTTCTTGTTAAATTTATTACATGAAAAATGTTGTAAACAAGAATCGATAGATATAAAAAATTTACATTTTTGAGTCAATAGTAAGTATTCTTTATAACTTAAGTAATTAGAGGATATTGTGTTTTGTAAAGGTTTTTGATACTCAGCTCTAACCTCTAGAACTTTTAAATTTTTATAATTAAGATAATTTACTATTTCTTGAGCATTGTTTCTGTTAAGACTTTTATACACTTGTTTATACTCATTATGAGTGTTACTCGACCATTGAAAAAGAACTAAATTATCATCTATATAATTATCAATATTTTTATAATCTTCATCATCTATGTAGTATTCATTCTCAAGACTTGTGGTAGATAAATTAAAAATACTGTGACAATAATCAATCATGTGTTGATCTGTAGTTAAAAATGTTTTGTTTGCGTATGGATACATATCATGAATATTATCAAAGGATTTAAAGAAATCTTTTTGATTTGCTAAACTTGCATAAAACCGTGCATCATAGATTTTAATTACATTTGGATTATTGTTAAAAATATACGGCCAGGAGGTTAAAATGCAAACAGGACTGTTAAGTTTAGTCAAAGCACTAGTTAAGGTGCAGGCATCACCTATTCCTGCGTCAATTACAATAAGTTCTTTTTTCATCTAAAGCTTTTCTTTTGCCAAAACTTATTACGATAATTGTTCCAAAAACTTCTAAAGTGATTAACGTTTGTCTTTCTATAAGTTTGATCATCTATTTTTTTTGTTTCATGTTTCCAAGACTCTCTTTTAAATGGTATTATCAACACCATTGGAGATCCTGCCTCTAATGTATCGTCATTTTTCCAATCAGCAGTCCAATAAAAAGGAAAAAATACAGGATATTGATATGTATCTGTATCAACAATACCATCAATAATTTTGAATGGGGCGTTTCTATTAAAAGGTTGTGTAAAAATACAACTATATCCTGGAGGTGTTTTTACAATCCAAGGGTTTGAAAATTTAAAAACAGCATCAATCGTTCTTCTACTATGCATAAAACCTTTGCCTATTTGTTCATTAACATGTCCCTCAACTCTAAAATAAGATAAGATGTCATGAGGTAGATTTGGATTAAGATTGAAATGTGCCATATTTTTTTCTTGATCGTAGTGAAATCCTATATCAAAAGAAAAAGGTATAATATATCCGCAAGTTAAGGCATCTAAAACAGGAACACATTTTTTTACGGTGGCTGTTTCAAAATTTAAATTTGTTCGTAATTTTTTGTAAGATTGAGGTATAAATTGTAAAGCAGGTTTTGGTTTTAAAACTAAATCTTCATAAACAGACTCAAAAGTAATTTTTAAAGACATGCCTTTATTGGCCTAATGACTCTCTCTTATCATACTTAAATTCTTTATATTTTCCCTCTTGGTCAACGTAATGCAAAAACACAGTAATAAAATGATCGTGTTTACAAGTCTCTCGCCAATGTATTTTTTCCATGCCCTTAAAAATTAAAGCATCGTTTGGTTTCATAGAGAATTTATGATCAATCCTACATTTTACAAAAGCATCACCCTCATAGTATTTGTAATCTGAGGAGTCATCTTTTTCGCCTATAAAAATTTCGTAAGGTTGATCCACAGGATCACAGCCTAAACATAGAGCTACAGTATACTCACATGATTCTCTGTCTGTGTGTATTCTTAAATCCGATCCCTTATCATAAATTCTAAAATAAGAATAAGTTGGCCACAGTTTTTTATTTAGATTTTGCTCAATAACTGGTGTGCTTAAATCCATAAGAGTCTCCATAACAGGACACCCATGCACACCTATTAAACTACTTGCTTGAGGATCGACCTTATAATTGTCTGAATTAGAATATTTTATTATGCAAAAACTATTTAAAAAATTTAACAATTGTGTGGGTAAAAAATTCTCTATAAATATTGGTTTCATATAATCCAACCTATTAAGGCATATCGAGTGCCTCTTGTTATTTGATTTACTTGATGAGGAAAAAGAAAATTTGAAGGAAATATTAAAGCATCACCAATATTTTGACCAACTTGATATTTTTCACCTGGTAAATCAAAAACAAATTCACCCCCATCGAAGTCATTATTTAAACAAATTGAAATAGAAATATGTCTTTCTGCACATTTATCTCCAACGTCAACGTGAAATGTATATCCTGCTTTATAGTTATTACTGTCATACTTTAAAATGTCTAATTGAGAAATTTTGGAATAATGAAAATTACCATGTTGTTTTTTATAATGCTCTGCACAAGCTTGTAATTTGTTCTTAACGTAGTTCGATACAATCTTTTCACCAAAAGATTTTGTTTTTAAAATACTTCTAGTTACACAGTTTCTTATTTCTTTATCAACATTACCTACGCCTACTCCAGCATCGTAATAATTATCATCGAAATAATGTATGATCTTTTGACAAATTTTTGACGGAATAAGTTTTTTGATTTCTAAAATATTTTCTTTCATATTTCTTTCACAGGATAACTTAGAAAGTTATGCTGTGAGCAGATAGGTAATCATTTCTAGCTGTATTACCTGCGGTTACTGCCGCAGAGTCATCATCAGTATTTGCATCTGAATGAGCATCATAAGCTGTTTGCCAAGCATCTTGTGCTTCACATCTAATGACAACGTTAGTTGCCCATTGTGGTACAGAGGAGATAGACACATTATCTCTGTTGTCTGTATATTCAATATGTCCTGAATTTGTAGTGGCATTCCATTGCAAAGCATGGATACTTGCATCTACTTCAGTGTGTGATCTCATGTTTAAATGGACAGTATCATCTAAATATACATCTGACTCAGTATTACCTGAACCCTTAGCAGGGCCATCACCGTTCAAAGGACCAGCAGCATCAAAAATAATTGTTATTTTACTATTTACTGTTGTGTTGTTTACTGTTGTTGCCATCTTTTTTTACCTTTTTTCGTTTCTTTACTTTTACCTTATTATTACTTAATTGTCTAATATTTTCATCTTCCAAATCTTCTTTTTTATTTTCAATAGCTTTTTGATGATCCCCTATCTTTCCAAAAAGACTACTTATTGTCTTTATTTCTTTTCTAGTTGTAGGGTTAGCTGCTAAAATATTATTCATTACATTTTGCCCTTTTACCATTTCGTTCCTAAAACTTTCTGTTGCAGCTTTTGTTCCTATCATGTGTTGTGAATTTTCTACTAAAAGTAAAGGTAACCATGCAATAGAACATCCCCATTCCTGCACATCTGCACCTGTTTGTGGATGTTTTCCTTGAAGCATATTGTACCAAATGCATTGATGCTTGATACACTTCTTATTTAGAAGTGGACACTTCCCATCGGGGTCAAATATTGGCATTAATCTTTAGCGGCGATAATCACGTTTGCAAATTTTAAATCCATAGCTGGTATTGCAAAACTAGCACCTGGAGCAGAGGCAGAACTTAATGTTCCACTAAATGGATGCGAGTGCCCTCCACCACCACCAGCATTTGCGGTAGTATCAGAAGGGTTTCTAGTTCCTGAGAAAGAGCTACCTGTTACACCTGACATTGATCCGTTATTTGGTGGGTTAGCTTGGTTTCTAACAGTCATAGTGTGAGAGTGTGATGCAATTTCAGGAGTTGATAACGTGTGACTTCCTACTGTGCCTGATACTGAACCAGCAACACTTAAATCTTTTGTTTCTGTTGATCTTGAAGAACCGAATGTTGTTTGAAAGGTATCACTACCACCTGTGCCTCCACCAGTTCCAACAACAACACGCATGGCTGCATTTCCTAGAGCTGCCGCAGTATCTTGTGTCCAACCTGTTGGTGCAGACGCTTGATAAAAAACTTGTTTTGTTCCTGAAGGGAAAGGCTCAACACCTGTTAAGTTAGATCCGTCACCTGTGTAAGTTGTAGCAGATACCGCACCGTTTGATCTTAAAATAATATTTCCAGAGCCACCAGTTAAATCTTGACCAGCGGTTACTGTACCACCAGCATCCAATGTAACAGCACCCTCAAAAGTTGTAGCCCCTAATTTACTAACCGCATTATACATTTTATAGTTAGCATTACCGTCATTATAAACATGTGAGTATGCTCCCTGTGCTATAACAATACCGTTAGCAGCGTGACCAGTAGCTGCAATAGTTAAAGTTTGTGAACCTGTTGTATTGTTAAAGAATACATATTCACCCTCCACAGCAGGGACAAAAACTGTAATGTCTCCTGTTAATGCACCTGTTAATTCAATAACTTTATTAGCTGCTTCGGAAGCGGGATCTGCATTTGCAGTTGTAAGAGTAATGTTTGATGAGCCAGCAACAGATTTAGCTAAATAACCTGCTCCAAATGCGTCTAAAACATCTAAATTATTATTGGTATTTGTACCCCAGGTATTGGCATTTGCGCCAGTAGCCATTTTTTCTAATTTAAAATTACTTGAATATGTACTTGCCATGTTTTTACCTCTTTAAAATATATCTTTTTTTATAATCCAAGCAACACTTTTTATGCTGCATTTACCTCTGTCCAGGTATTACTTGCTCCCGTCACCACGTTTGCCCATGGTGTAGAGAAAGGATTACCCGTTACAATTGTTAAATCTAATCCTGTTAGATTTACTAAAGAACTAGCTTCAACTGTTTCTGTGCCTGTAGCAAAACTAATTGCGACAGTAGAAACACTTACAATTACACCCGTTCCAGTTTCAACTGTTTCTGTGCCTGTAGCAAAAGACGTTGATAAGCTACCTAGAGTTACTAGAGCATCTGCTTCTGCAACTGCGGTTCCTAAAGTTGCATTCATAGTAACTGCTGTTGGATCTACTTGTGTGAAAATTTCAATAGTAGGAGTTCCAATTGCAAAGTCTAATTGATCAGAAGGTGCTATAACAGCTACACTTCCCTCACCTGATACAGTTGCTCCTGAGAGAGCAACACCTACAGATAAACTATCAAGAGTTTCTAATGCTGTTCCTGTTTGTGATGTTGTGCCTAAAGCACTTGTCGTAGCGAGACCTGTTGGTGAAACAATGACACCTGTGCCTACTTCTTGAGTTGTAGTGCCTAGTGTAGTGGACATTGTCACACCTGTGACGCTAACCTCTTGAGTTATATTTTCATTCCAAGCAAAAGATCCCCATGTAGATCTGCCCCAACCCGCATCAACTGTTCCTGATGCACTCTCAGTCCCTGTAGCAAAAGATGTTGTTAAACTTGCAAGAGTGACTCCTGCTCCTTCTTCAACACTTACACTGCCTAAATTAAATTGTGAGGATACACCAGTTAAACTAAAGAAAGACTCTTGTTCGGCTACTGCTGTGCCTAATGCAAAAGTTGATTGAAGAGAATCTAGTGTTATTAAACTGTCAGCTACAACTGACTCTGTGCCTAAAGATGCTGTTGTCGATAACCCAGTAAGAGATACTGTGACCGAACTTTGTTGGCCCCAAAAGCCTTGTCCCCACGTGCCCTCATTCCAAGCATCTGCCATGGTAATGACTCCTTATATTAAGATAGTCTTAATATAGCACTGTCTTTATCGTTTGTTGGGAATGCGACTGTGAATGTACCGTTTGTTGATGTCTTTACACTTCCAAAATCAAGAACTGCGATTGCTGCATTTGTAGCAGAGGATGATCTGTTATAGATCAATGCTGCTTGAGCAGAAATTGTTGCTGATGTAAAACTTGCATTTGCAAAATCAACAAATGCTGTTGACGCTGTTACGCTTGTTGCTGTTAATCCAACAGTCGCACCTGTTAAAGTTGCACCACCTGCTGCATATGTTCCTGAATTACCTACTTCATTTGTGGCT